AGCGACGGGCCAAATCAATCATGCCGCGGTAACCAAGAATTAACTGGCACTGGTTGCCATAAGGAACAAGGTAAGCCTGACCAAGGGCAGACCCGGGCTCAAGACCAAGCTGAGCTGACTGCATGACCGCTCCGAGGAACGAGGCCGGAGTTGTGTTGAGCAGGGCCGGCGTCTTTCGGACTTCGGTGGCAGCAATGCGAGCCATGCGATCAGCACTAAGGTGCTTCGGGACTGCTAGCGCTAACTGCTTTTTGAACTGGTCGGATAGAACTTGTTGGACGATTATCGGAGCTTTCGTTTTCGGTTTTGCAACGGGTGCAGAGGGAGCGCCGACAGCGGCGGCGAGTTGGTCAGATGTAGACATAATTAATTCCTATGAAAAAGCCCCTCGAAATGGAGGGGCTGAGTTGATTAAGAGTTGAGAGGAATAAGTCAGAGGCACGCTCAGGGCAAAAATAAAGCCCGCGTGTGCGAGCCTGAGAGAATTTGGCTCGGTTGATTTGGCTCAACCGAGAAGGCCTTTTCTTCATGCACTTTGCTGTAGTGCTCGAAGCGAATATTACACAAAACCGTTCTTTTCATCAGTAGAAACCCTGCCCATTTTGTGTAGCCAGCAACCTAAAAGATCACGCACACACGCGCATGACGCGAGTGGAGCTTTCTTTCAAATAGTCGTAGAAGTCGTCGAGATGATCTTCTTTGAATGAATCCGTATCGAAGAATTTTCTTGACTGGGTTTTGTAGGTCAGGACTTTTTTGCCATCCAACGTTAAGATTTCATTGTCCTTCATGCCTATTGCCAGCTTGGTTTTGAGCGCGTCCTGCTGCTTTTTAAGCTCCTTAATTTCACCAGCAATACGTGCATACTCACCATAATCAATAGCAAGCTCACCCTGAGCTTCCACAGCTTTTCCATTACTTTTGCCATAGAGTTTTAGTACGTCTTCAATGTTTATCGGTTCCGGAGGTGCCTTCGTCAGAACATTGTTATTCCAAAACGCCGCACACTTTTCTTTGATAACCTGAAACACATCCGGCCGAGCATCGATCCAGTACATTCGGAAGTCCGACCCGCCGATCAAAACAGCTAGATACATTCCTCTGAGTTTCAGAATCCCGCAGTACCATTGAATTTGCGTCTCGTAATAGAGCGGGATCACATGCTCGGTTTTGATGTTGTTCTGTTTGATCTCGAGCTCTTGAGATGGGCCCCATAAATCAGCGGTGAAGGCGTGGGCTGTTTTTGCCTCGAATGCGATATCAGTGTTAATCGGTCGTTCAACGCCTGTAATATCGGCGTATCGCTCGATTTCCTCGACGTTTAGAAGAGGTCTGATCTTTCGGGCTATCTCAGGATTGATGATTGCTCGGTCAATGTTTGCGATCATCCAATCGTTCTCAGGATCAGCGAACTGGTGACTGACTTTCTGCACTTTCTTTCCGGTACGCAACTGAAATTCTTTGGCCACTGTATCCTCAAGAACTGTTCCCCAATAGGCCGGTTCGGACATTCCTTTGTCTTCTGAAAGACCAAGCTTATCGTTCCATACGTCGAGCGGTGTTTTCCAAGGATTGAGACTTAGGACTGCTGCCACGTCGGAACCGCCTATGCCACGGCGCCGGCCCTCGAGCCAAGCGGCTCTTTGTTCGTTAGTCATTTTTTCGGATTCCTGTCAATAAAAAATGGTGTAAATAGTGCTGAGAACGGCTCTTGTGGGAGGACGGGCGTTTCGTCGCTGTGGAGTTTTGGACGCCCCAAGACGCATCTGATTTTTCTTTTTCGTTGCGGGTGCGCCTTCCGATAACGTTCTCGCTCATAGGCGTTCTTTTCTTCTCGTGTCCAGGCCATCAGTGCCACCCTTCCTCTTTCAAAAATTCGTCAAACAGCCGATCGACCTCGCGATCGTCGTCAATGCCGAGCTCAAGGGCTTCTTCAACCCGCGGATTTCCGAGTCTCGGAACGTAGTTCTCAACGAACTGTTCCCAAAGGCGCTCATAGCGTTCTTCCCGCTTTTCTTCAGCAGGCGACATTCGCCAAAGGTCTCCAGGCCCAGGACATGTTCTCGGAGTTACATGCATAGCAGCCACCTTTGAAAAGCATCCGCGCCGAGAACTAGGGTTAGCGTTCCGAAAAACAGGACGAATGCAATCAAAGCGCAGAGGAAACATGCGAGGTCGTCCTCTAACAAGTCATCAATTTTTTTATTCATGATTGCCCCCAAAAGAAAACCCCGCCAGCTCAAGGAGGAAACTGACGGGGCAGAGGAGAAACTTTTAATTTTTTCGATCCGGGTACATATCTCGATCAATTGCTTCAAACCCGAGATCTGTAATCAAATCAGCAGCGAACTCTTTGAACAGTGTCTTGACTTCCTTCTGTGCCTCGGCAGTCTGGACAACATGGCCAAGATTAATCGTGAGCTCAGATTTGCCAGAGAGCAGGGCTTCAACGACAGCGCGCTCGGCATACGCTAGAGCATCGGTTAGGCACGTTGCTGAGCCTCTTTCCTTCAAAATGTCGTTAGCGACAACATCAAAAATCTTCTTCTTTTCGTCGGGTAATAAGATCATTTTTTTTCTCAAGTATGTAAAAAAGACCACATTCAAAAGGCCGCCGAGGCGAGCTTATGAACTATTAGGAAATTTCTAATGGCTCGAAGGTTGATTAAGCGGGACGTTCGCCAGCTTCATAGGCGGAGAGAACGTTTTCTAAATGCTGGATTGCTTCTTCTTTTTTCTTAAAGGTTTCCCAGATAGTTTTGTTATAAAGAAACATTTGAAGACCTTCGAGTTTGTCGCAACTCCGAAATGCCGAAAACGCCCATTCGTGACAGCCTATTTTTAATAGATCACAAACGTATTCGTCTTTGTAAAACACCTTAAATTCATAGTTAAAAGACGTGTACTCAGTTACTTTTTTACGTTCATAGGTGGCTAACATGTTTTTCTCCAACTAAAAACATCGTGTAAAAAAACAGAAGCGCACTAGCTTCTCTGACCCGTCGCGACTCAGGTAACCGAGACCCAGCCAATGCGCTTGTGTTTGTGAACTGTTTTTTGTCGGCCCCTACTCGTACCTGACGACTTTAACGTCACAATCCTTTCAGCATTCTCCGCCGTGCCGTCGCTTTCGCTAGGCATTTCGGGCCAATTCACTGGCCACCCGCTTGAGTTCATAGCCTTTCGGTTTACTCGGCCTTAGAACCCTTTTCCTTCTTGACAAGCTTCAGAAGGATTTTTAAAGAACGTTTGCTTGATGAGGAAAGAATAACATAATGTTATGTTAAAACGCAAGCAAAACGTTACGTAATAAATAACATTAAGTTAGGTATTTGTGCTGATTTGTTTCTTGTACGCAACAAAAAAGCCGCTTAGAGCGGCTTGGAGTAATAGATAAAAAGACTATTTCTCTAATTTTTTTCGATATTTCATGAAGTCTGACATGACCGTGTATGTCTGAGACTCTATAACTGAGCTTACTATCCCGTACTTATTTGGAGCGTATTTGAAGTTCTTATCGACTAACTCAAGAACCCTCTGATAATTGTCTCGGCACTTTTCTTGAGCCATTTTTGTTAGGTACATAATGTCGATTTTCCCGTCTTCGAGGTTTTCATATTGGGCATAGAGACAAATGTTCAGGGCAAAATAGGCTAAAGCAGCTTCCTCGTCTTTGCTAAGTTTCTTGGGTAGTGGTTTTGGTGTCGGCTCATCTGGCGGGTTTTCAAAAATTTTAGGATCTTCTCCGGCTCCTCTATCGGTATGAACGGCATCCATTTCAATTATGCCCTTGTATTCCTCGCCAACTCGTACATACCAGTCTTCAATGCAAACTTTAGACGTGCATTTCTCTCTTTCCTGCCAATTCTTTTTTACCAACGCCTTGAATTCTTTGCTGTTACCTGTTTTCTTCTTTGCGAGTTGGTAAATTTTGCTCAATCGCTCATCCTCAATCGACAAGATGGGGTCGCTACAAATCATTTTTTCCGGCCAGCTTCTTGCTTTGCTGCAATCAAAACTAGCACCGTATGAATAGACAGTTGGGAGTAGCAGTAACGGGAGTAAAAGTATTTGTTTCATTGCCTTTGCCCTTCAAAAATATTTCTGAAATCGGTTTTGGTTAGACAAATGTCCCGTGCCAAACATAGACAACGCGACCAACGATTTCTAACTGTTCCGATCCGTCTAGTTCTTCACTTAGTTTCACTGTGGGATTGTCGGAGGAAATGACGACCGCTCCCTTCAAATTCTTATTAACTCGTTTAATGAACAGAGTGTCGTATGAGCGCAGGACATAGATCCCATCATAGAGATCCTTCACGCCTTCATCGATCAAAACCTTATCACCTGGTGCAATCGTCGGCAGCATAGAATCTCCGTGGCCCGTGAGAACTTTCAGATTCATGGGATTAGAAGGGTTGAGGCGGCGGACAAAATCAGGCGCCAGGGTCAGGCCGCCGACTATGACATCCTGCTCAAGCACGCTAGGGTCATCACCCATTGAGCCAGTATTGTCCACCTCCAGAACACGCACCCCATCGGCAGGTTTTTCAATCGAATCAATGAGCATCCCCGTGTGGTCTGTATCCATCCAGCCGCGACCGAGTTTCAACTTAGATTCAATATCGCGGGCCAACTTGTCTCCCATCAAATACGGCTTGCCCGTACTGCTGCGCACCGATTGAGCACGGATGAAAGACAATGACGGATCGTTCCTTCGGCGTCCCAGCTTTTCGTTAAGGGCCGGAATTGTCCCTTCCTCTTCAATTAGCAGTTCGAGATTCTCTCGGCGGATTTCACTTACAGGTCTCATGGTGTTTCTCCTTAAGCACATTTAACAACATCTTGTTAAGTTGACATAACTAAATGTTATGCGTATTATCAAAACAAAACGTTATGCGTATATAGCAATGAAACTCAAACACTATTTTGAAAAACACCCTGAGATTTCTCAGAAACACTTGGCAGAGCAACTCGGAGTTACTCCGGAGTTTGTGAGTATGCTAGTTGCGGGCAAAAGGACCGGCTCAATCGAGAAGTGCATTTTGATTGAGGAATTAACAAATGGTGAGGTAACGGTTGAAGACCTGAGGCCGCAGAACTCCTGGAACAAAATGCGCAACAACCTTTTGCGTCGAATGATCAATCAGTAGGTGGATCATGTCCTGGCAAGATTCAGACGCAGTGCGAAAGCTTTTTGTCGGCAATTCAGCGGCAAAGAGTGTGCTGCGCTGCCTGGCTGATTTCCGAAACGAAAAGACTGGGCAATGCAACCCCAGCACCGACGCGATAGCTAAAGAGACCGAGTTAAACAGAAAAACCGTCTACAAGGCCATCTCCTACCTAGAAGAAAAAGGATTTATCCGCAGAGAGCGGATTGTTCTCAACTCTTCAAATAATTACGTTCTGAATCTGTCTGCCAGCACTGATAATCCCAAAAACGGTAGTACCAAAAACGGTAGTACCAAATGTGGGACTAGTCCCAAAAATGGACTTTCCATAGTCCCAAATTTGGGACGTGTGGTAGACCCAAATATGGGACACGAACCATTAAATGAATCAGTAAAAGAACCAGTAAATAATATTTTTGTCCGTAGAGCCGAACCCGGCTCTCCAGACGCCCAGAAAAGTACCGTGAGTGAGAAATTCAACCTCACCGAACCAAAAGAAGAACTCACTCCAAAACAACGGTCGGCACAGATAGGTTCTCATTGTCCGCACGAAAAAATCATCGCCTTGTATCACGAATGTCTGCCAATGCTGCCGACAGTCCGGATCTGGTCAGAGGATAGAAGAAAAACGTTAGCAGCTCGCTGGCGGACGCTTGTTAATGACAAGAGCTATCAGTCCGAAGAGGAAGGCCTTGGTTGGTTTAAGAGGCTGTTCGGATACATAAGGCGATCGCGCTTCCTTACAGGTGAGACACCGCAGAAGGAAGGCCACACCTGGAGGCCTGATCTGGAATGGATCATCAAGCCGAAAAACCTAACGAAAATCATTGAGGGGAAATACCATGTCCAATAACTACAGCATGAGAGATGTGGACTTTGACAGCAGTCCGGAAGGGAAGAAAACTCCGAAGAAGCTATCACCGAAGGTTTTTGAGCAACCCTGCAGGGCCAATGGCTGTCCGTGCACAGTGTTTTGCGGACAGCTGACCCAAGGCATCACCGTTTGTGAATTTCACGAAGGTGTTCAAGGCAAATATTTTCCGACGGTGACGGCCGGACTTCATCGCTTCAAGGATCTTATTGACCTGGCAGAACGTCTCCTTAGGGACTGGCGACTGATCGACGATTACAACTCGACCTACAACCACCCGCATGTCATCCAAAACCTAACCGAGTATTTCAACGGAATAGGCATTCCGGAACTGGCTCCGAAGATAAACATCCCATGTATTCCTATCGAAGGAAAGCAGCAGTTCCGCGATGAGTCTGCATACGATCTCGGAAACCGGATCAAACGTTGGGTGCGAAACCAAGTAGTTAAGCCCTACATGATCGAAAACTCAGAGGAAAGCCAGAAAGAGAAAACAGTCGACCAATTGTCTCCGCTCTCGGCGTACGTGAAACAACTCATACAGCGAGCTATTCAGAGGCAACAGGATGACGAAGCTTACTTTTAGGAGGTGCGATATGTCTGAATCTTCATGGACTTTGCTGATGATCGTGCTGGCACCCATTGTGTTCGGCGTTCTGCTGATTCTCGGAATGTTGGTAAGAATTGTTTTTCTGATCAGCCAGGAGGCCAAATTAACCGATCGGTTAAAAAGGAGAAGGCCATGACCGGATGCTGTCTGTACTGCAAGTTTGCTGAGAGCTACTGGATAGATCCCGCTGGAAATATTCGGCGTCCGCCAAAGGCCTCATTCGGTGACATGAACATTTACTGCCACCATCAGGATAAAGGGGGCGGCCTCCAGTGCTATCCGATTTCGTTCACACGGTGCTCAGTTTTTAAACGGGACACGGACGAGCGTATAGAACGCAGAAGAGCGTTTTTCTCGCAGTTCGATAGATATCGCGTCCACGCTGAGTTAATCGCTCAGAGACGCTAGACGGCTGTTTAAACAACATTTAACCAACGGGGAAAACAAATGGAAGTTACTTTGATTGTTATTGCAGTTACTCAGATTTTTTTATCTATAGCGATTGTTTTCCTAAGTCTTACCCAGAAAGACATTCGCAACTCGATGCAAAGCTTGTTGAAAATTTTCCGAGAATTGGATGGTTACAAGCGACGCAACGATTAAGGAGCGATCTATGACCTTACTCTTTGCCAAGTTTTCTGAGAACTTCTTCGCTCTCCCTTATCGGAGTAATCCATGTGTTGACCATGGAGTTGATCATTCTGGACATTGCTTCGGCAATCTCAAAGGAGTCTTCTCCGGAAAGATCGATTTCTCCGGAATGCGCGTGCTCGTTCCCGGCCAGCCTGCAAGCATTGCAAATTCGCTGGAAGGCCTGAGAGATCCCAATGGTCTCGATCTTCTTGTAAAGCTTATCGGACTTTTTGAAGCCCTTAACGTTTTCGTTCTCCCCGTACCAGTCAACAATTCGCTCAAGACTGACTCGCAGGAGAGCACACGCCGCACGCGGGGAAAGACCGATGATGGCTTGAGCTTCGTTAAAAACTTCTTTGGCATCTTCGGGCATATCAGGAGCGGGGAGAATTCCACTTCTGAGAGGAAATGCAAGCCTTCCGTTTTCCCAGTAACTGAATTTCTCGCAACTCAAACAACAGGTGACGAAACGATCCGGATGGTAGTGGATGTCAGAACCGCCGCTACGGTTAAAAACGTTCCCGGAAATTCTGAAATTGTCGAAAGATTTTCCAGTAACAGTATCGAAAGAAGGCTCATTACAAACTTTAGCGTTAGTACCTTCTACAACAGGACAAACAACGAAAACTGTCTTAGTTCCGCAGTGCGGGCATATGTAGGAGCTTGGCATGACTGATTATTTCCTTGGAGCAAAAGAACAAATGAAACACATTGACATTGTAAAAAATAGAACTGCATGCATAAACACTGTTTTCAATTCGATTGAAGAGGCTAAAAACACCCTTAAGAAACTAGAAGAGATGGCTGCGCAGAGGGCAGACGGCCGAGTTCTAGACATTCATGAAGTCGGAGTAACAAGCCACAAGCTGAGAGGATGCGTGGATCGCATTCTTGTCGGACTGGTGGAATCTCAGACGGTTTCTGAAAATCAATTGCGGGAATAGATGATGGATGACACTGACGAATCATCAGGCGGATCTGTTCGGAGATTCCATTCTCTATTGCCCAAGGAAGCCTAAAGAGTTCTCCGAGAAAGCATCCAGCCTCGAAAGAGAGAAGGCAAGGTACGACGAGAGCTGTGAGTACAGGAAGCAATTGCTCGAGTTAAGGGCGAATATCAGGAGTTTTTCCGATCTAAGCGTTAAGCCGTCAACGGTTTCTCTCTCGGATAAGTCTGCCCGGGTAGGTGAATCAAGTCCGCACGCCAAGTACACGGACGTTGAGTTGATTCACTGCTTTGATCTCAGGCTTGCAGGTCTTTCCTTGCGGGAGATATCACGCAAGATGGATATACCTGTCCGGACACTCAGAGACATCTTCTCAGGAAATCGGCGCGCTGTCATGCCTACCCAATTCAAATAACAACCATACCCAGGAGGGAACAACAATCATGTCCATGATGAGATTTAAAAGCACGGATGATCCTGCATACAAGGAACTTCTGGCCAAAACAAAAACTAAAGCAGGCCCCATTGTCTTGAAGAAGATCAGCGGTTTTGTCGGAGGCAAAAAGAACGGGTTTGCCAAGGGCCGAATGAAAGCCGGGCAGATGAACGAGACAGAGAAAGCTTATGCCGCCTACCTAGAATCCGAACGTATCGCAGGCAGGATCAAGGCTTACTGGTTCGAGTCCATAAAGCTCAAAATCGCCGAGGATACTTGTTGGTATAACCCCGATTTTCTTGTGCTTACGGCTGAAGATCAGCTTGAACTGCATGAGGTTAAGGGATCGCCCAAGTTCTTCGCAGACGACGCGAAAGTGAAGACAAAGGTCTGCGCGACTGAGTACCCTTTCCGCATGCTCGTTGTTTATCCGGAGCGTGGTAAGGGGTGGACTTATCAGGAGTTTTGAGCGATGCCCCGAAAGAATGAAGAACAGACCAACCCGAAGGCTCCCTTAGGAACCGCAACTCTTCTGCCGAGAAGGGCTGCAGAGTTTCTGCAGTCAGCCGCCGCAGAAGCAAAGGCCCTGCCGCCGGAGTCAATGCGGCGCCGGCAAGTTATCGATAAAGCAATCATTCTGGTGAAGCGTGAGTTCCCCGAGTTTTTCTTCCGTTAAACGCATGATTGCCGTGTCTCGATTGGGCGTCCCGATCGGTGAAGATTCGCCTCATGCGAAATACACCGATAGGGAAGTTGATCTTGTCCTGCAGTTGCGCGGCGAGGCATTCAGTTATAGGCAGATCGCCAGGATGATGGAAATGCCTCGGAGCACTGTCTTTGCCATTTGCACGGGATTGATCCGGGGAAAGATTCCTCACGCATATCGGAGACAGAAGTGAAAAAAGACAGAAAGAAAAAACTCTCCAGCATGCAGCTTAAGTTTATCAACGAATATATGAAGGGTAAAACTGCAACTGACGCGGCAAAAATCGCTGGATATTCTGCAAAAACAGCGGCGATTCAAGGATCTCAACTCCTTAAAAATCCTTTAGTCATTTCAGAGCTCGAAAGGAGGCGAAAAATCATGGAAGAAAAGACCGGATACACAGTGCAGAAGTGGCGTGAAGAGCTCCTGGAGATCCGGGAAACTTTATCCGAGAAGATTCCCGTTTATCAGAACGAAGACGGCGAAGTGATCATGGGCCTCAAGGATGCACCGTCTCTGCTTAAGGCCTACGACATGCTCGGCAAACACTTGGGCGCTTATTCGAAAGATAACGAGAGCAAGCTTGAAGGCAAGATCGAATTTGTTTGGGATGACGGCAAGAAACAGACGGAGAAGGAAGAATGAAAGTCGTGATTCCCTACCGTCCCCGCTTTCCCCAGGACGAAATTCACAAGCAATTGGAGACACATCGATTCTGTGTACTGGTTGCTCACCGACGCTTAGGCAAGACCGTGCTGTCGGTGAATCACCTCATCAAGCGGGCTATTACAGACCGCAAAGAGCGTGGCATGTATGCCTACCTTGCTCCATTCCGTAACCAGGCCGAGCAGATCGCTTGGGGATACCTGAAGCACTACACATCACAAATCCCTGCAATCTCGATCAACGAACAAAAGCTTTCGATTCTTTTGCCTAACGGTGCAACGATCCGGATCTTCGGTGCTGATAATCCCGACGCTTTAAGAGGCATGTACTTTGACGGCGTAGTGATCGATGAGGTTGCGCAGATTAAGCCGACCCTTTGGGGAGAAGTGATTCGTCCGGCACTGGCTGACAGAAAAGGATGGGCCGCTTTCATCGGAACTCCCAAAGGCATCAACCTCTTCTCTCAGTTATACGATCAGGCTTTGAACCTCATGAGCAAAGGTGATCCGGACTGGATCGCGATGCTTTATTCCGTTGAGCAAACTCATGTCATTGACGAAAAGGAGTTGGCAGCGCTCAAGGTAGAAATGTCTGAGAACGAGTACCGGCAAGAGTTTCTCTGCGACTTCTCTGCCGCTCAGGACAATGGTCTTATTCCGATTGACGATATTCGTGCCGCGGCCAATAAGTTCTATCGAGAGAGCGAATACATGGGCGCTCCGCTCATCTATGGCATTGACGTTGCCCGCTTCGGATCCGATGCCTCGGTCATCTTTAAGCGCAGAGGGCTCGTTGCCTTTGAGCCGATTGTTATCCGGAAGTTTGACAACATGGCATTGGCTGACCGCATTGCGGTAGAAATGGCCAAAGAAAAACCCGATGCCGTTTTCATTGACTCCGGCGCCGGGCAAGGCGTGATCGACAGACTTCGCCAGATGCGCTTTGATGTCGTGGAAGTTCCCTTCGGAGCGCAGGCCATCGACAAAGAACAATTCGCAAACCGCCGCATGGAGATGTGGTGGAACATGGCTCAGTGGATCAAGCAGGGCGGTGCGATTCCTCCGGATCCCGTTTTGCAAGGAGACTTGGGCGCTCCGACTTACGGCTACACGCCTAAAGGCCCTAAGATCCTCGAGGCTAAAGACAAGCTCAAGGAACGCATCGGAAGATCTCCGGACTTAGCTGACGCTTTGGCTCTGACCTTTGCCGCACCCGTGGCTCCAAAACTTTCCCGCAGTATGGAGCGCGCTATCTATGGCGTGAATGATTCCTACGATCCCCAGGAAGCCTTTGAATCTGAGTATTGGAACTCTTAACACCGTCCATAAACCCTGTGCCTGAGCCTAGACAATGGGCTCATGAAAATCATTGACGCGTCCTTAGTTGAAATCATTGACCGTTGCTCTGAGCTTATCGACTCGGCAATGTCGGAGGCAGGTTTGCCTAACCGCAGGGCAGTTCCTGACCGTTCGATCTACGAGATCCTGAGCGAAGGCACGGACTCCTTCGGCCTCATTGTTGAAGACCAAGGTAAGCCCATCGGGTTTGCTTCGGTCTTTGTCTTTACGCACCAGCACAGCGGCGAAGTCTTCGCACAGAACGATGCGATTTATCTGGCGCCGGAATATCGCAACACATCAATCGGCGGCCGCTTGGCTGTAATGGCAGAACGCAAGGCAATCGAGGCAGGCGCCAAGTTTTTCCTATGGGACGTGCCCGAGGATTCTCCTCTGGCTAAAGCACTCGCAAAGAGGGTGCAGGGCAGAAAGCATCTTTTATTTTTTAAGGAACTTTGATCATGGGAATGACTGCAGCAGTTATCGCGGGCACATTGGTTGGTGCCGTGACTTCGGGATTGAACGCTTATGAGCAGAAACGTGCCGGGGATCGCCAGACATCGGCAGCCAAAGAACAGCTTGCTCAGCAGCAGGCCTTAGCCCAGGAAGAAGATCAGGCCCGCAACAAAGCAAACCGCAAGCAGGCCGACCTTGACGGACTCTTAGCAGACAACACGCTGGATAACGGATTGGGGTCAACGCTTCTGACAAACGGCAACGCGGCTCCTCTTAATCCTGGTGCGCTTGGCACCGGTTCCTCTTTACTGGGAGGCTGATCATGGGAGCGGTCTCATCTGTCGTCCACGCCGTGGGCAAGGTGGTCAAGCCTGTTGTGAAGGCGGCCGCCAACGTTGTCACTGCGGGAGCCTACAACCACATGCAGAACAAGGCTAAGGATCAGGCAAGGAAAGCACAGGCTCAAGCCGCACGACAGCAGGCACAGGCCGAAGAACAGCAGTCTCAGAACGCCAATATGGCAAACAAAAAGCATGCGAATGTCGGCGATACGGTTGTTGATGACACTCCGGAAGGAATGAGTGAAACGGTTCTGGCTAGCGAAGCGGCGCAGGACGATCGCTTCAAACTGCAGAAGAAACAGCTTATCGGGGGATAGTTATGCCCGCAGACATCAAGCTAATCAATCAGCGCTTTGAGAGCCTCAAGCAGGAGAGGTCTTCCTGGGAGGATCTGTGGCGCGATATTCGTGACTACTGTCTTCCTGACTTGGGATGCTTTTCAGGTGAGGATGCAACTCAGGGGTCTAAACGTTACCGCAAGATCCTCGATGCTGAAGCAATTGACTGCGCGGATGTTTTAGCCGCGGGTTTGCTTGGTGGCGTCTCGTCTCCTTCGAGACCTTGGCTGCGCCTGACAACGATGGATCCGGATCTCGATAAGAATCCCGCTGTCAAAGAGTGGATGACGAAGGTTCAAGACCTGTTGCTTCTCTACTTCTCGAAAGCAGAATGCTACAACGCGCTTCACCAGAGCTACTTGGAGCTTCCGGTATTCGGCACAGCATGCACGATCGTTAAGCCTCATCCGGAACAGCTCATCTCACTGCAGAACCTCACAATCGGGGAATACTGGCTGGCCGAAGACGACTTCGGGAAGGTCGATACGATGTATCGGCGCCTGTCTCTTACGGCTAAGCAGATGGTCCAGCAATGGGGCTTTGAGGCAGTGAACAACGATGTTAGGCAGGCATTTGAGAAAGATCCGTTTGCCCGATTCAATGTGATTCATGCAATTGAACCTCGCATTGAACGTAATCCGGATAAACGTGACAACAAGAATATGCCTTGGCAGTCCGTTTATTTTCAGGAAGGAGTGCAGGACAAAGTTCTCTCGGAATCCGGCTTTAGAAACTTTCCGGCACTGTGTCCGCGCTGGATGACCTCCGGCGGTTCGGTTTATGGCCGCGGTCCCGGCGCCAAGGCCTTGAGCGCACAGAAGTCTTTGCAGAGACTGCACTTGAGACTGGCCGAGCTTGTTGATTACGGAACTAGGCCGCCGATTCTCTATCCGTCCACCCTCAAGGATCAGCTGAGTCAGTTCAAACCTGGAGGCCGAGTGGCCGTCAACCCGCAGGAAGCTCCGATCATCCGCTCCATGTGGGAAGTGCGTACCGATCCCCAGGCAATGCTTGCTCTGATTCAATCGACTCGACAGGACATTCAGCGCATCTTCTTCGTCAACGTGTTTCAAATGATCGCGGCCACGGCGAATCAAACAGATCGTACTGCGACAGAGGTTCAAGCACTTGAGCAGGAAAAAGTGATGATGCTGGGGCCCGTGCTTGAGCGATTGCATACCGAACTTCTTGATCCGCTGGTCACAAACGCCTTTGGCTTCATGGTTGAGTACAACATGCTCCCGGAAGTTCCGGAAGAACTCTACGGCAGAGAGCTTTCTATTGAGTATGTCTCCGTTTTGGCCGAAGCTCAGAAGAATGCATCGGCAAACGGAATTGTGAGAACGGCTCAGCAGATCGGCCTTCTGGCTCAGATCAATCCCCAGGCCGTGGACAAGCTCGATGTGGATGCAACGATCGATCAGCTGGCAGACATGAATGGAGTGCCTCCATCCTTGATTGTGACAGGACAGAGGGTTGCGCTTATTCGCCAGCAAAGGGCCGAGCAACAACAGGCACAGATGCAGGCCGCTCAGCTTCAGCAGGCAATGACAAGCCTCAAAGACTTAGGGCAGGCAGCAGACTCTCAGGGTCTGCAGGAAGCGTTCTCTGAAGAGGGAGCGCAGTAAGCGTCCATAAACCTAAAGGCCCCTAAATGACAATGACAGACATAGATGATCCGCTTCTCGAAATCGAACAGCGGGAGCTGGCTGAAAAGGCCGAGAAAGAAAAACTCAAAGAGCTGGAGATAGCCATCAAGAAAACTCTTGAGACTGTGGAAGGCAGACGGGTCTTTCAGTGGATTCTCGACATGACAGCCGTCGACAGCTCGGTTACTTCTCAAGACATGACGCTGATGACGATAGCTTCCGCAAGGCGCGATATCGGTTTGCAAATACTGAATCGACTCAAGGGAATCAATCTCGAGCTGGTTCGCAGAATGGAGAACGAAAAACTAAATGGCTGAAACCGCAGAAACCACTGTCAATGAAGCAGACGCTGCCGCAACTGAAGGCGCGGTTCCTCCTGCAGATCCTACTCCGGCACCCCAGGAGGCAACACCTCCGGTACCACCGGAGCCTGCTGCCGAAACTCCTCAGCCGAAGGCAGACGAACCTGAAGGTATGGGTGCAGAAGAGGAGACGGAAGAGAAGAAAGAGGACGCCGAAAAGAAGGAAGGCAACGATGTGTTGGGAGCACCTGAAAAGGGCTACGACGAAACAGGCATTGAACTCCCGGAAGGCATTCAGCTCGATGAAGGCGCGATCGAAGCTTTCAAAAAGGAATGCAAGGACCTGAATCTTTCTCAGGCCGCTTATTCGAAACTGGTCACAAACATGACCTCTGTTTTGGCAAAGCGTGCGGAAGAGCAGTCTGCTCAGGTCAAGCAGGCCCTGACCGCTGAAGCCAAGGCCGATCCTCAGATCGGCGGTGCGAACTATGCGGCCAACCTAAAGAGCGCCAGCCGCTTTTATGCCAAGTTCTTCGACGCTGAGACTCGCCAGTTCTTTGAGTCTGTCGGTCTTAACCGTCATGCAGGATTCATTAAAGGGTGTCTTGCCGCTCAGCAGGCGCTCAGTGATGACGCCGTCGTAAAGGGCGGCAGGTCGGGTGAACTCTCAACAGCCGAGCGCGCCCGGGCTTTTTTCCCTAACTCAAAGATGAACTAATTTTTAGGAGTAATTACGATGGCTGCTGAATATCCAACACTGGTTGACCTCGCATCGAGACTTGACCCGAAAGGTGAGATTATTCCGATCGCTGAAGTCTTGTCTAAACGAGACCCGATTCTCAAACTCCTCCAATGGAAAGAATGCAACAAGACCGATGGCTACCTTCATGCCATCCGCACTGGCATCCCTGAACCGACCTGGCGCCGCCTTTATCAGGGCGTTCAGCCGCAGAAATCCACGACTGCTCAGGTCACCGATACCTGCGGAAACGTTGAAATGTATGCTGAAGTCGATAAGGACCTGGCTGACGTAAACGGCAACACAGCCGCCTGGCGCCTGTCTGAACAGAAGCCGTTCTTTGCAGGTATGGGCAACGATATGGCCAAGACAATGTTCTATGGTGACATCGATGTTGAACCGGACAAGTTCATGGGCCTTGCCGCTCGTTATAACGACACGAGCTCCACAACTCCGTCCTCTCGCAATGTCATTAAGGCTGTGAGTACCGGAGCTACGACCAAGAAAGTCACTTCGATCTTCATTGTGTCGATGGATCAGTTCTTCGGCATTTATCCGAAGGGCTCCAAGATCGGTTTACAGCACACTGACAAGGGCCAGTGCACTCACATGAACTCTGACGGCTCCATGTATGAAGTCTATCGCGACCACTACAAGTGGCAGGCAGGTGCCGCGCTTAACGACTGGCGCGGTGTGGTTCGTGTCTGCAACATCCCGATCTCCGACGGAGCAGTCGACATGGGTTCCGAAGATCTGATCAAGAAACTGATCGTTGCGAAGAACCGCATCCCGTCTGATCTGCGCACGAACCTCCACCTCTTCTGTGCTGAAGAAGTGCACACAGCTCTTGAACTTGCCGCTTACGCAAAGAGCACGAATGTTCTCAAAGTTGTTGAAGCTGCTGAACAGTTCAAGACCATGTTCTTCGATATTCCGATCGAAGTGTCTGATTCCATCAGCCTCACTGAAGATCTTGTTTCGTAATAGGAGAAAAAGATGAGATTCGATTCCAAGCTTATGTTCAGTGACGGCCAGTCCATCTCCGGGACTTCCGGAACTTCCACAAATACTCTTGACCTGAACAAGGCCGGAGTTTCTGAAGGTGAACTCTACGTCATCCTGAGTGTTTCCGGATCTGCATTGCCGACATCTATTGAGGTTCTCGGCGGATCTGCCAGCACCTCTGTGACTGATACCGTTGCAGCGGCCTACGGTACAGATACAGCAATCAAACTGCCGCAAGGCTGTCCGCGTTATCTCAAGCTGTCCTTTACCGGCACAGCAATGAGCTGCAAGGTGACAGCAGGTATTTCCCTTTGCGCCTCCTCTCCGAAGGGCAAGCGCATCGGCGACTATGCAGCCGAGTAAACAGGATTATTCCAAGCGAGCATTTTGGGGGCCTTGTGCCCCCTCTTTTTTAGGAGCAAACATGTCTTCAGTTGTCGACATCTGCAATATCGCTCTCTCGAGGCTCGGGGACAGAGCGACAGTAACTTCTATCGATCCGCCTGAAGGAAGCGCTCAGGCCGATCATTGCAGGCGCTTTTATCCCATTGCCTTAAAAACTATCCTTGCCACCTATAACTGGAGCTTTGCTACCACGCGCAAAGAGCTAGCCAGATTAACTGCGGAACCTATCGGAGGCGGCTATGCGTTCCCGATTCCTGCGGACTGCGTCAAGATCATCTATGCCTATCCGGTAGACGAAAATGGAAACGCAACTCGACAGACTCTTCATTACGTCCGAGAGCTGATCAACGGACAAGTCTGTTTGGTGGCAGAGCAGAAGCGTATATGGATTAGGTATATCACCACGGAGGTTAAGCCTGAAAAGTTCTCTGATGTATTTTCTGACGCCTTGGCTTTTCTCCTTGCCTCTAATCTTGCGGGCACTGTTGTTCCGGGGATGACGGGTGTGCAGATGGCGGCTGAGATGATGCGGTTTTACGAAGATAGACTGTTAAAAGCACAGGCTCAGGATGCAGTTCAGGACAGAGATCATCTGAGCTATAAGCCTGACTTTATCGGTGACTACGGTGACTGGGGGAGGGACGGACATGAGTGGCTCAACTAAAGTCCTTCAGCGCTCTTTTGCCGGCGGTGAAATTTCTCCGGAAATGTTTGGGCGAACAGACGATACAAAGTATCAGACAGGCCTTGAGACGTGCCTGAATTTTCTCTGCCGTCCCCAGGGCCCGATTGAAAACAGACCCGGCTTTGAGTTTGTGCGTGAGGTCAAAGACTCAAGCAAGAAGGTGCGGCTGATTCCGTTTATCTTTAACGCTCAGCAAACCTTCGTCATCGAGCTGGGGCACAAATACGCCAGATTCCATTCCTTCGGCGCAACGTTGATGAACGGCAATCAGCCATACGAAATCACAACGCCATGGGATGAAGATGATCTCTTTGAACTTGAGTATGTGCAGTCAAATGACATCATCACCGTGACGCATGAGGATTACGCTCCGACGGAGATCCGGAGGTATTCCAACACCGATTGGCGACTGGCGACGATCAGCTTCTCTTCAACTTTGGCCACGCCCACAAACGTGACCGCTGTCAGAGAAACGACTACGGGCAACGAGGATAAGAACGCCGACAAGTACACGTTCCAATATAAAGTCTCCTGCCTCAATGCTGATAAGACAATCGAAAGCGAACCGAGTGCAGCAGTCTCTTGTACCGCCAACCTCTATGCCACAGGTACGACAATCAAAATCTCATGCTCGGCCGTGTCCGGAGCAAGTTACTACCGCTTCTACAAGAATCAAGGCGGCATCTATGGTTACCTAGGAGACTCGGAAACCACATCGATCATCGATGACAATATTGCTCCGAAGACGGACATCACTCCTCGACGATATGACTCAGTTGTCTCTTCCGGAAATTATCCGAGCGCTGTAGGTTACTTTGAACAACGCCGCTGGTTTGCAGGTTTTAAGACTGATCCTCAGCGTGTGGTTGCTACTCGTTCCGGCACAGAGAGCGATATGACTTACTCCCTGCCGTCTAAGGACGATGACCGCATCAACTTTAGGATCGCGGCAACAGAGTTCAATAAGATTCTGCACATTTCTCCGTTGTCTCACCTGATCCTTTTAACAACGGGCTCAGAGATACGAATCAGTCCCCAGAACTCTGACGCGATTACGCCTTCTTCGATTTCTGCTCGACCTCAGAGCTACAACGGGGCCACGACAGTCAGACCGCTCGTTTACAACAACAATCTGATCTTCGCTTCGGCTCGTGACGGCCATGTCCGAGAACTCGCATATCAGTATCAAGCAGGCGGTTTTGTGTCCGGAGATCTGTGCCTGAGAAGTCAGCACCTCTTTGACTTCAAGACGATCAAGGACGCCACGGCACAGAAGGCTCCGTACCCCATCATGTGGTTTGTCTCCTCCGACGGAAACTTGCTCGGCCTCACGTATATTCCTGAACAACAGGTCGGCTCCTGGCACCGTCACAACACAGACGGAGTTTTTGAATCCTGCTGCGCTGTTTCAGAAGGCGTGGAAGATGCCCTTTACTGCGTGATCAGAAGGACAATCAACGGAAGCCAGAAGCGCTATGTTGAGCGCATGAGAACACGAAACTTCAAGAATTTGGCTGATGCCTTCTTTGTCGATTCCGGCGCGACCTACAACGGGACGCCTACGACCACGATCTCCGGAATTGATTGGCTCGAGGGAAAGACAGTTTCTATTTTGGCCGACGGTGCTGTCCAGCCTCAGCAGAAGGTTGTAAATGGCAAGGTCACTCTCAACCATGAAGCATCGGTGGTTCAAGTCGGTCTTCCGTATCAGTCGGATGTGAAAACACTTCCGGTCATCCTCCAGGATCAGTCCGGAGGTATGGGCAGGGTTAAGAACGTCTACAAGATCACAGTTCGGGTTAATAGAAGTTCCGGAATCTTCGCAGGCCCCAGCTTCGATAAGAATGACCTTGTTGAATACAAGCAGAGAACGATCGAGCCCTGCGGATCTCCTCCCGCGCTCAAGTCGGATGAAATTGATCTTCAGCTTTATTCAACATGGACTCGAGGCGGTCAGGTGTGTTTGAGACAGCTCGATCCCCTGCCGGTCACAATGCTGGCCCTGACCTGTGATCTATCAGCTTAACGTCCATAAACATTGAAGCTTCGCCGTTACCTTAAAGAAAAATTGAGGTAACGGCTCATGGGTAAGTACGATCAATATGCTGGCGAGGATCTTGACGTTCCTCTGTACGAGGGACAAGGCTCCTCGTCAAGTTTTTCTAAGATAACTTCAGACGCGGCAAACGGTCTGGGCAGTTTCGGCCTTGGATTTTCGATGGGGCACAATGCGGTCAACGGCATTGTTGCTCCGATCCTTGCCTTTCGCCAGGCGAAGCAGCAGAAGCAGCTCTACAAGATTCAGGGCGAGATTTCAAAACTGCAGGCGCAGTCTTTCCGGACAGCGGCAGAAGATGTTTTGAAGAGAGCTCTGCAGGAAGTTGCCGCAGTTACTTTTCGTGCCGGACAAACAAAAGCCACTACTCGAGTGGCTCAGGCGGCCAGCGGTGTAGCACTCGGAACCGGTAACACTGCGGAAGTGATGGCCTCTCACGACATCGCCAAAGAGATGCAGGTCAATCAAATCCTCGCAAACGCCGTTGCCGAATCTTTTGGCTATCGGCGCAGAGCAGTCAATTACTCAAACAATGCAATCGCTCTTAACGCCCAGGCTAAAAACATCTCTCCCTGGGCGTCGGCCGTATCCACTGGCATGAGCATTCTCATGAATCCGAACGGAGCTAAGGGCAATCCTTTAGACCCTAACTCAGGCTCAACGGGATCCGGCTATCTCGATAACGTCGTAAGCATCGGCAGGTTGTTCACGAGCGGCGCCGGCGGCATGAGCGGAGGAGCAGGAGTCTAAACATGGGAACAATGAAACTTCCTTCAGTTGATAATCCCTACGGCGTCCCGGTTGCGATCTCTCAGCCGGGCGGAATGCAATCTGAAGTCATCACTGCGCCGGAGAGTCCGATGTCAGTTCGGCATGCTGGCGAAGCAATGAATAAATTGTCCGGAGATCTCAGGAATGCCTACGACAAATGGCAGCTGGAAATTGATAAGACTCGCCTGGATGACTTATCGACTCAGCTTGAACATGCACGCATAGACCTCAGAGTTAATCCTGAGAACGGATACGAAAGACTTAAAGGAGTAAACGCACTTGAACGTCCGGACGGAAGAAGCCTGAACGATGAAGTCAGCGATGCCTTCAAACAGCGTTATGAGAAGCTGAGGGAGCAGGCCGGAAATGCCCGAGTCCGCAGCGCCTTTGATCGTCTTTATCAGGCCTCAAGCCTGAAGCTCAATGATCAGGTCAATACCTATGTCACGAGCCAACAGCTCGAATACAAAGACGCAGTTCTTAAAAATCAGCTTAGCCTAGCCCTTAACCAGGCAGCAGACGCCGATCCGGAAACAGCAAAGTCAGGACTTGTTGCGGCTCGTTCTATTGCTCAGCAGATCGGAGACTTTCACGGCACGCCTGTCGACATGATCAAAGTTCTGGGGCCGATCCACGAGCTCCGAGTGAGCAATATGATCGATGCGGGCCAGCTCTCTCAGGCCAAGGCTTACATTGCTCAGCACAAAACCGAGATGGGCCCGAAAGCAGGGCTCAGATTAAAGTCGGCAATGCAGATGGCTTCAGATCGAGCGACTATCAACCGCTACACGGATGAAATTCTCAAGAAGGACAATGGCAAAGCCAGAGAGCTTTTAGACAACATCAATGCTGTTCCGGAAAAGTATCGCGCCGCTGTCAAAAACAAGGTGTACGGAGCCAAGAGAGAGCAGGAAGCGCTTGAGAAGGCGACAAACTACGACAATCTCAATCAGGCTTTTCAGTTCGTAGATAACGGTGAGGAAGTTCCCGCCTCCCTCATGTCGACAATCAAGACGAATGACCGCGTCGGATACGAGAAGATTCAGAGGGCAATCGAGCATCAAAAGTTCCCTTGCACTGAGGATGATCCTGCTGTTTTGGGGAACCTTGAAGAGTTGGCAGAAAGAGATCCGGAAGAGTTTGCTCAGACTAACTTTGATCAGTACCGCGGTTACCTCACAAAACAGACCATCAAGACTTTGAAGTACAACGTCGAGAAACTCGACGATCAGCAGTACAAGGCTTTCATGGCCAAGGTCAAACAGCGCTGCAATGATGAAAAATTCAACGCTAAGAAGACAAAGAATGCTGTCCTTTCTGCTCAGTCTCTTTATGCGGCCAGAACCCAGCAGGCCGAGAAAAACGTCCTGAGCAATGACACCTTGAACTCAATGGTCAACACGGTGTTTGAAGGACAAAAGCCGGGGCTTTTGTTTGGCTACAACGAGGTCTCCGGCGCCGACTTCAGACAAGAGAAGAAGATTGATTGGGAAGCTGTGCCGCAGGCAGGCTTTAGAACTAAGGCCACAGAAGCTGACAGGCTAAGTGCCGTCAACAATATCCGCAGTCGGTACTTCAACCTTCCGCCGCTTCAGAACCTCACGAAGCAGCAGTCTCAGCTGATCGATGCTCGGATGGGCGGTATGCCAATTAATCGTGAGCTTTGGGAAAGAGCTTACGCAGAAGCCAAGAGACAAGCCAAGAACAATCCTCGCAATCCCGCTGTGACGCGTGCGGCAGTCGAACTCATTGCCCTGCACATGGCGTTTGGAGAAAAGTAAATGCCGAATTTTTTCATTACAGACGAACAAGCAATTGAAACTCCGGACGGCTCTATGGAAGTTCCGGGAGAACCGACAACCCAGTCTGTGGTTGCCCAGGAACCCACTGAAGGGCTGACTGTTGAACCGGTCAATCCGGTTCCCGTTCCTCCCGCTCAGCCTTTCAACCCTTACGAGATTATCGAGCGCGACGCATATTCTGCATCCCAATTTGTTCTAGGAAAGGATCCTGGCCGCACGGCGGAAGTTTTAGACATTTCCCGCCAGCTCGGAATTTCTCCGACAGAAGTGGATTCTGATTTTGAAGGATCGAAATACCGCCTTGAGAAACTTCGCACGGCCAACACCTTGAAGCAATCCCCCGGACTTTCTGACTACATAACGAATAATCCAGATAAAGCTCCTGTTCTGAAAAATGACCTTAAGCCGCTGACTAAGACGGACATTCTTCTCAACGAGCTTGCGGAAAAGATGGCCGCACGCAATCCTGCCGAGCCTCCGAAATCTTTGACCTATGCGGATGAAGAAACCGAGTGGAAGCGGGAGGATGAAGACTATGAGCCCGAGGTCAAAACCCTTGACGGCTGGAGAGCCGGATATTTGTCCGGAGAACTGCAGAACGAGCAGGGCCGTATGTATGAGGATCTGCGCTTAGGCAAGATTACAAAAGACGCCGCTTTTGAAAAGCGTTCAAAAGAAATCGATGACACGCTGGCCGCACTGGACGAAAAGTTCAAGGATTCCTGGCTGTCCTATCCGACCATGAAGACGATCGGGCAGATGCTCACGGTCAGCGGAGACACCGCCGCTAAGGGTGCAGCTCTCGGTATGGGAGCAGGCGCCTTGGGTTTGGGTGCCCTTGCGTTAGCGGGAGCTCCTGTTGCCGTCCCTGTCTCACTTGGAGTACTAGGCCTCATGACAATGAGCGGCGCCGTCATGGAAACCTCAAAGGAGGTTGAGGGCGGTCTTGCTTACAAAGACATGCGAGAGGCAGGCATTGATGATGACGTTGCCAGACGATTGTCCGGAACGGTCGGCTTTGTTAATGGCTCCTTGGAAGCCATCGGTGATGCCGTGCTCACGAAGTTCGGAGGGAAGCTCCTTGGCATAACCGGCTTTAAGCAGATGTTCGGCCAGAAGGTCAAAGAAAAAACTATCGAAGCACTTAAAAAGCCGACCTTCAGAGCCGCGGCTGTGGATGTTGCCAAGGCTTTCACAACAGGCCTTGCAACCGAAGTAGGTGTTGAAGAGCTTCAGGAAATTTCAAACATTGTTGCTGAAGAGGCCGCCAAGAAACTCACAAAAGATGTGCAGTTTGATTCCATTACTCCGGATGAAGTGATGGATAGATTGGCCGACATCGGGATTGAGACGATTAAAGGTGTTTGGGCACTGGGTCTTGCTGGCGGTGCAGTAGGTATGACGCGCCACATCTCTAAGATCAAAACCGCCCAAAGGAATCAGGAATTCTTCGAGAACCTTAATCAGATTGCTCCGGAAATAACTGCCCGAGAGACTGCACCCGGAGTTGTCTCCGAGGCCGTTCAGAACCAGGCAGAGAGCGCAGGCAAACCCACGATTTACGTAGATGGGGAAATGTTTGCGCAGACAATGCAAGAGAAAAACGTTCGTCTGGAAGACCTGAAGAAGATCAATCCTGAGCTAGGAAATGCTATTCAAAAAGCCGTGGCTTCGGGCGGAGACGTTGAAATCTCTACCGGAGACTACGCCGCCCATATTGCCGGAACTCCTTTCGGAGAAGCTTTGACTCAGCACCTTAGATTCAATCCGGACGAACTCAGTGCCTACGAAGCGAAAAAGGCACGCAAACTTGTCTCTGACTGGGTTGGCCAGAATGATTGGGATCTTTCAACTGAAGAGGGCAGGGAAGCAGCGACAAAGGAAATCAACCAGGCTGTAAATCAGGTTCAGAAGTCTAAGTATGCGCAGGCCTTCGATGACCTGACTAAGAGCATGACTCAGAGTCTTATGGCCAGCGGAATCAATGGCTATCGAGAAGAGAGAATTGCAAGGCAGTATGCTCGACTGGAGGCGGCCAGTATTGTGCGTCTGGCCAAAGATGCCAATATCGCTCCGGAACGCATTGCGGAATTTGCGCCGAAGATTCAGTCTTCTGCTGGCATTGAACGAACAGAGCTGGTTCAGAAAAGAGCTGGACAGAAAGAGAATCCAGCAGTTTCCGCTCCAGAAAAAACGGCGGAACAAAAACTGAAAGAGGACAGTGATACTTGGGGAAAGCTTGTTGATGGATTAAAAGAAAAACCCACTCAAAACGTGGTAATGCTCAAGCAAACCCCGCTTGTGATGAAATTGATCGGGGCAAAGTTCTTAACGCTTCGGGCCACCCCTCATATGTTCGATGGTGCCCTGCCAGGAGCAAAAAAATCTAGTCCTTCTCACCATATTCATCCCGAGATTTCGAAACGAGTTTTGAAGCAAATTCCAGAAGCGCTGACAGATCCGATTGCAATTTTCAGAGATGATCGGAGAGAAAATACCTATCTCTTCATGCTTGACCTAAAGGCCGAAAATAATCAAAACGTTGTTGTCGCGGTTAAATTTAATGGCCCCGGAAGGCATGCTGAAATCAATTTGGCAAAAACCTCTTGGGGCCCTGAAAATACGCTGTACTTTCCGTTGCAGGAGCAAAACAACGCTTTGGTTTACGCCAATAGCCAAAAAATAAGTCGTTGGAACAAGAGCTCCGGCATCTATAGCCTTCGGGGTTCCAACGACTCAGGTGTTAGTGTAAAGACCGAGGCCGACCTAGTCAAGCTTCGGAAGCTGTACCCTGGTTATTACCAAACCGAAAAGATCGAACCGCGGTCCATCAATGTTCCTGCGACTGAAGTTTTTGCCAAGCTTGGCTTGGAACTTCCGGAAGGATTTAAGCCGACTAACGTCACTTTGATCAGCACAAGACCCGTCACAGAACGCTCGAATATTGAAGAGTTTTCCGGAGCGGTATTGCCGGAGAACGCTCCGAAAGAACTTGTTGACGCTTTGGAAGAAAAGGGCATCCGTGTAGAACTTAGCAGTAACCGCAAGACTGTGAGAGCTAAGGCCGTCTCTCAACTGTCCCAAAAGATTCAGGACTCTCTTGTCTACTTCCAGAACGGAACAAACGAGCGAGGCGGCTACAGCCCTAAACAAAATACAATCCACCTGACTCCGAATGCTGACTTGTCCACCTTTGCCCATGAAATGAGCCACTGGTATCTTGAAAACCTGATGCAGCTGGCTGGCGAAGCGGGTGTCTCCGGACTTATCAAACAGGACGCAGAAACGCTTCTGAAAGACTTCGGCCTCAAGTCGCTGGATGAATGGAAGAACCTCAGCATCGAAGAGAAGAGAAAGTTTCACGAGCGCTTTGCCTATCAGACCGAAATCTATTTGGCCACAGGTAAGCCGCACAATCCTAAGCTCATCACTGTTTTCAAGAATCTCGGTAAATGGATCAGGGATGTTTATAGAGCTTGGACGGGTGGAGTTGCCGAACAAAGAGCGGCTCAGTACAAATCTGAATTTGGGGAGGAGCTGCCTCAGCTCTCAGAGGAAGTTCAGCGCGTTATGGATCGAATGCTCAATGCTGAAGCCGACCTCTATCAGGCTGAAGTATCTGAATCCATGCGACCGCTCTTTGACGAAAAGCCCAAAGACATGAGCGAGGAAGATTGGATCGCCATGCAGAAGGCGCACGATGAGGCGCTGGCGGATGGAGAAGCTCTGTTAAATGAGGCAAAAGCGAAAGATGAGAAGTGGTACTCGAACGCCAGAGCCAAGACCTTGCGAATGATCCAGCGCAAAGCCAAAGAAATCCGCGACAAGGTTAAAGAAGGCGTTACGGCAGAGATCGAGGCTGAGGCGGGAACTCGAGCTTATGAACTAATCAAGAAAAGCAACGAAACCTTTGGCATCAATTGGAAATTTGATCCGGAAGCATTGACGGCCGCCAAGGTCAGCTCTTCTGCAATCAAAAAGCTGAGCGCTCTTGGCCTGACAAAGAAGGGTGGAATGGCGCCGTCTGAAGTAATGGAACTCATGCGAGGTCAGGGCAATGCGTTTGCGACTGTCCAAGATATGGTCCAAGGTCTTCTTGAGGGAGCACGAAAAGACGAGCGCATCGAAAAAGAAACTACTCGAAGATGTATTGAGAAGTATTCCGAAAACTTTACTCAGGCAGGCATTGATGCTCAGATTACCGAGGCCCTGCAGAACGAAGCCCGAGCAAGGTTTGTTGCAACGGAGTTTAAGTACTTGGCAGGAAGCCCTGCAGGAATCAGCCAGAGGATGATCAATGAAGCGGCCAAACGTTCTGCAGAATTGATGCTGGCCAACATGCCCGTTTACAACGTCAGTCCCCGGAACTTTGTGGCTATGCAGGCAAGGGCCTCCAGAAAGGCTTATGAAGCATTAGCCAGCGGGGATAAGGGAAGGGCCGCCGCATACAAGCGTCAGCAGTTGATGTATCTGCAGGCAGCGCTTCAAGCTCTTGATGTCGACAAGCAAGTGGATCGTTTTGAACGAATCCGCAAAAAAGCTTTCTCTGCAGATAAGAAACTTGCTAAGACTTATGACCTTGATGTCCTTAATGTACTTCGCGCTGTCTTCAATATTGAAGGCTTTGGAAAAACTAAACCCGAAGATGTAGACCTTCTGGCTGTAGAGAAAACTATCAATGTTTTTGAAGAGATTGCTCGTCCCACTTATGAGATGTTGGATGGAATATTTAAACGTTACAGAGGACTTCAGGGGGGCCGAGGGTACAGCACTTTGACTTACGGTGACTTCCTGGCCTTAGCAGAAGATGTGAATATGCTCTTTGCGATCTCTCGTCAATGGAAGGAAACTACTCGTGAGGCAAAAGCAGAAGCTCGTGAGCAAGCGGCTAAGGAGTTGATTGCCCAGATGAGCACACAGAATCTGTCTTACAACACAGTGGGACAGACAGAGGCAACAACCGCTTATGAGAAATTCAAACAAGATGGCCTCCTGAGTCTCGGATCTGCGCTTGTTCGTGTTGAGTCTTGGTGCAACAAAATGGATACAGGCAATCCCAACCATCCGTTCAGATCCTACATCTACGATCCGGTTGCTCAGGCCACGGCTAAATTCCGCAACCGTAACAGTGAACTTCAGCAAAAGCTCGCAGAGATAATTAAACCGATGCAGAAGGAATGGCTGTCTCGGACGGACATCCACGCTCCGACTCTTAACTACACGTTTAGAACTAAGGCGGAGCTTATCGGAGCTCTTCTTCATACCGGCAATGAATCGAACAAAGAAAAGCTCTTGCTCGGTGGTAGAGGAAAGGGGAACGCCTGGGCCGAGATGGTTGAAGACCAAGAGGGCAATAAAAAATTAGATACTAAACGATGGGATCAATTCATTTCCCAGTGTTACGCTGACGGCACAATCACCAAGGCGGACATGGATTTCGTACAGCAGGTATGGGATCTTCTGGAATCGACAAAGGAGGATGCGCAGAAGGCTTACAAGAATCTATACGGGTACACCTTCAAAGAGATTGAAGCCTCTCCGATTCAAACTCCGTGGGGAGAATATCGAGGCGGTTATGTTCCGGCGACAACGGATAAATACCTTGTGGCAGACAAGGCCACGTTTGATGAAATTGACCAGCTTACTAAGACAGACTCGCTGAGCCAAATGCCGGTATCAAATCCTGGCTTCACAAAAACTCGAGCCTCTGACTATCACGAACCTCTGAGCTTTGATATGGCGATCATTTCAAACCATATTTCCTCAGTTCTGAGATTCTGCTATATCGCCCCAGTCGCTCAAGATGTCGCCAAGCTGCTTATTAATAAGGATCTGAAGGAAAGAATCGATTCTCAGGATCCTACGACCATGAAAGACATGCTTAAGCCCTGGCTTAAACGGTCCTATACCCAGGATGTCAGTGACGGGAAAAGCGGCTGGATCAGCAAGAAACTCAATGAACTCAGAGGTATCGCCGGCATCAACATCATGATGGGCCACATCGTAAACGCTCTGCAGCAGTTCACGGGATTCTCAATTGCCCTTACTAAGGTTTCCGGAAGAAATCTCATTGACGCCGCCGGAGTCTTTGCCCGTGACCCGAGGAGGGTAACAGAACAGATCACTCAGCTTTCTCCTTTCATGATGTCTCGCCTCAATGACCGTGCGATGGAGTTTCAGTCTCAGGTCTATAAGATTTCCTCTACCCAGGACAACCGCGTTACAAAACAAAAAGGAATCTTTAACAAGACGGTTGCGGCTAAGGCTAAATATATTCAGCCTGTCCATGACTTCCTGATGAGAAAAGGATATTTCTTGCAGTCTTTATGCCAGATCCCGATTGATGCGATTACGTGGGTCGGAGCTTACAACCAGGCGCTGCAGAAAGGACGAACCACTGAGGAAGCGGTACTGGATGCAGACTCGGTTATCCGTACGACTATGTCAGACTTCTCTCCGGAAAACGTTGCGAATGTTGAAACAGGAAATGCTTTGTACCGCTCCTTCCTTGTTTTCTACAACTACTTCAACATGCAGTTCAATCTTCTCAATGAGCGCTTCCACGCAGACAGCATGGAGAAGAAACTGATTAAGCGTTACGGCATGTATGCTCGTGACGCTCTCTTAGTTGTGACGATTCCATCCGTTGTTGCAAAACTCATTGAAGCGGTGGTCTTTGGAGATCCGGACACAGGCGATGATGACGAATTCGGCATGGACGATATGCTGAGAATGTTGGCCTCGGAATCCTTTAAGAACGCTGTGGCTATGGCTCCTATTGCCGGACAATTTATTAACACTGCCGGTGCTAGCTTAGCCAAAGATCAAAAAGGCGGAGCAGTTTCGGACGTTGCGCGATTCATCTGGGGAACCGATCCTTATGTTGGCAGGATTATGACCGCTCCGGCTTATGGCCTTATCGAAGGAAGCGGCAAGGCGATTCAACAAACCGTTGAGATCCTTAACGATGAGGATGTGAATGCCCGCTCCTATACCCGCAATATGCTCGATCTTCTCTCTGTGGTAACGGGGCTGCCGCTTGGCTTCCTCAAGAAACCGCTGGGCTACATGGCGGGAGTCGAAGCAGGAGATATCCAGCCCGCGGATGCTGGTGAATTTGTTCAGGGAGTTCTTTCCGGAAAAGCGAAGAAGGACTAAGAACCCGTCCATAAACCTCCTTGCTGTCAAATGAAAATTGATGGCAAGGAGATCGCTAATGTCAATTTCACAAGAACTTCGGAGAGCCGGTCCTTATATCAGTGACGGCTCGACAAAGGCCTTCACATTCAGCTTTAAAGTGATGAAGGGATCCGACTTGTCCGTTGTCGTTGCTGACAACAAGGACACTTCGGTCTCCGAGACGCTTGCCTCAACGAACTACACGGTTACGCTCAACGATAACCAGGAAAATTCTCCCGGAGGCACGGTCACTTTAGACAATGCGCTTCCGTCCGGAAAAGCGCTGGCGATCCTCTCAAATGCTCCTTTCCTTCAAGAAAAGGTCTTTACCAATGCCGGGGGCTTCTATCCGGAAGTTCTTAATGACGCTCTCGACACTCTGACTATTTACTGCCAGCAGCTGAAGGAAGCCCTCGGACGATGCCTGATTGTTCCGAGCACATCGGAGCACACACCGCAGGAGGTATTGGCAGAAGTCCTTGAGATCGCTTCCACTGCCAATGATTACGCGCAGCGGGCACAAGCCATCTATGACACAGTCAAAGGTGATGTTGCGGAGATCAAGGCGCTAAAGGACGAGATTGATGACTTAGTCCTCACCTTTCAAACGATCGAGCAACTGGCGGCCCAAGCTCAGGCTAACGCACACTCGACGAACGATGACAAACTGACATGCCAGCAGGCCCTCCAGCAGATTCAAGCAATCGCGGCGCAGACCGGATTCTCTACCCGGACAAGTCCGACGGTATCCGAGTCGGAGACTTTCCCACTTTCTAATCTGACGCCCTCTGCTTATGTAAAAGTAGGAGACCTGGTTCTTAATTCAACTAACGGCGACTTGTTCCGGATAACCGCGGTAACGGCAACGACTGCCACTGTCGGCGCAAAGATTTCAAATCTTCGCGGCCCCCGCGGTGAGCGCGGTTTGCAAGGCAGTCCGGGACCCGCCGGAAGTCCGGGCGAGAGGGGGCCTATGGGTCAAAGCCCTTATGCCACGTGCTTCGGACAATTTGAGGTCAACGAGGAAGGCGTTCTCCAACTCGAATATGTCGGCCTGGCGCCGGCTCAGTTTTCTATTAACGACAACGGAATAGTGGAGGCTACATATGCCAACTCTTAGCATTGGCAAAGTCCGTTATGTTTGGAAAGGCACGTGGAGCGCCACGGCTTCCTATGACATTCTTGACCGTGTTCAAGACAGTGACGGTTTTATTTATGAATCCATTAAGGCGGTTCCCGCGGGTACTGTGCTTACCAACACAAGCTATTGGATAAAACTTTCGGTTCAAGGCCCCCGCGGTTTAAAAGGGGATATCGGTAATGACGGGCCAAAAGGCGATCCGGGCGAGGCACCGACGGCTATTTTGTACA